TATGACTACTTAATGATTGATATCCTCACTATAATTCCGGGCAGAAAGAAGACCACAGCAAAAGGCTGGGTGAGCTTTAATGCTCCTTGCTGTCATCATTTTGGACATAAGCCTGATCGCAGAAGTCGCGGTGGCATAAAGTTCGATGGTGATGTCAATTGGAGCTATCACTGCTTTAACTGTCACTTTAAATGCGGGTTCACTTTAGGAAAAACACTTAGTCAGAATCTAAGAAAACTATTGTCTTGGTTCGGTATAGATGAGCAACAAATAAACAAGTGGAGCTTTGAAAGTCTACAGCACAAAGACCTTATTGAATTATATGTCAAAAAAAGAAAAAGTCTCAAGATTAATTTTGCTGAGACTCAGCTTCCGGAAGACGCTACCATCATTGATGAGACTGACCCCAAGCATCTAAAGTTTGTTGAGTATATCAACAGTCGAGGCTTTTCGGTTACTGATTATCCCTTCATGATTACTCCCAATGAAGAAGGTAGAAACAGTAATAGAATAATCATACCCTATACTTTTGAAAATAAGATTGTCGGACACATAAGCAGGTATCTTGACAATCGTATTCCAAAATACATCAAAGAGCAGCAAACGGGCTTCATCTTTGGCTATGATTTTCAAAAGCCGGAGTATGAAGTGTGTATTGTTGTAGAGGGTGTATTGGATGCGCTCAGCATTAGCGGGTGCGCACTAACACATGATACTATTAGTGACGAACAAGCGGAGCTATTGAGAAGGCTAAACAGAAGAATTATCGTAGTGCCAGACTTAGATAAGTCCGGTATAGCAATCATTGACAGAGCAGTAGAATTAGGATTTGAAGTTGCAATTCCAAATTGGTCACCTGAAATAAAGGATACCAATGACGCTGTATTAAAATACGGCAAAGTAGCTACCCTACTAAGTATTCTACAACAAGCTACAAGCAGTAAGATTAAAATTGAAATGCAGAGGAAGAAAATTGCTCAAAGAATATAACACTGATATACAACGTCTATTCCTTCAGATGATGGTCACGAATTCCGAGTTGTATACTCGTGTCATGAACATCATGAATCCAGAAAACTTTGATCGTAGTCTAAGAAACGTTGCAGAATTTATTGTAGAGCATACTGCCAAATATAGCATTATGCCTGACATAACGCAGATTAAAGCAACCACTGGTGAAGCAATTGACCATATCGAAGACTTGTCTGATGGACATTACGAATGGTTCTTGGAAGAATTTGAGTCATTCACTAAGCGACAAGAACTTGAACGAGCAATTCTTAAAGCAGCAGATATGCTTGAGAAGGGTGAATTTGACCCGGTCGAACAACTAATCAAGGACGCTGTTCAAATCAGTCTACAACGTGATATGGGAACAGATTACTTTGCTGACCCTAAGGATCGATTGAACAAGTATTTCAACGCAGGTGGTCAGGTGTCTACTGGCTGGCCGCAGCTTGACAGAGTTATGTATGGTGGAATGAGTCGCGGCGAGTTGAACATCTTTGCAGGTGGTTCTGGTTCTGGTAAGTCGCTTGTTATGATGAACATCGCTCTTAACTGGTTGAGTCAAGGACTTAGTGGAGTCTACATCACTCTCGAACTTTCAGAAGAATTGACATCGCTTCGTACTGATGCTATGTTGACTAATATGAGTACTAGAGACATTCGAAAGAACTTGGATGATACTGAATTGCGAGTCAAGATGGCTGGTAAGAAGTTTGGTAAGTATCGTGTAAAGGCATTGCCCGCACAGAGTAATGTGAACGCTATTCGTTCGTACATCAAAGAAGTGCAGATTCAGACTGGTATCAAGGTTGATTTCGTAATGATTGACTATCTTGATTTGGTCATGCCGGTATCTGTCAAAGTCAATCCAAACGACCAGTTCATCAAGGACAAGTATGTATCAGAAGAACTTCGCAACTTGGCGAAGGAACTTGGCGTGCTATTGATTACTGCATCGCAGTTGAATCGTAGTGCAGTTGAAGAAATCGAATTCGATCACAGTCACATTGCAGGCGGTATTTCTAAGATTAACACTGCTGACTATGTGTTCGGTATCTTTACATCACGTTCTATGAAAGAACGTGGTAAATATCAGATTCAGTGTATGAAGTCTCGTAGTTCTACTGGGGTTGGTCAAAAGATTGACTTAGAGTACAATATTGATACTATGAGAATCACTGATGAGGATCCGGAAGAAGGTAGAACTCATCAACACACCCCTACACAACTAATGAACCAACTTAAAACTACTAGCTCAGTAAGCGATGTTGTTAACAATCTTCCAACTACTGAGGCAAAAATATCTGCTAATGTGGAGGGTGCAAAGCTAAAATCATTGTTGAATTCTCTCAAGAAAAACTAAAGAATGAATAAATACTCTATAGGATCTTTATTATACTATGCAAAAGAAAACAAAAAGCCTTCTTGAGGAATTACAATCTTTTGGTGACACTAGGGATATGAATCACATCATTGAGTCCCGTGCCTCCAATATTATTACCAGTGCCATCAATCTTATTGAATTGATGCAAAAACAATATTCTCCTGACAAGGCTGAACTACTCGAAAAGAAGCTTTTGAGTGCTATCAAGGGTAAAGATCAAGAAAGATTCGCCAAATCGTTAAGGAAGAAAAATGAAGATTAATGAATTCAAACAATCTAAAAACATTGCTGAAGGTGCATTACTTGACATTTTGCTAGGGCCTAAGGCCGCTTCATACTTCGCTAAGGACGATGATAGACACCAAGAAGCACTTAAGGTCTTTTTGAAAGATTTCATCGGTGATGCTACTGTATCATTGAGCAACGGGATCCAATCAGGATTAATAGATGCAGAAAAATCTGCTACTAAACCTGACGCATCCGCGGAAGCCGGAGCTAGTGCTGGGGTAATAGAATCTAGATATCAAAAGCTAAACGCTATCTTTGAAAGTATAGTGGAAGCTGATGGTGCTGATAGCATCACTGAATACATGACTACATGGTTTGATATGTATATGAAGGGAGTCGATTGGAGAGCTAAACAGAATGTTGTTATGCCAATTATCCAAGAAATTGAAAAAACATATGCTACAGATCAAGGCCGCGCCGCAATCGAAAAATTAGGACGAGTGGCATTTTCTTTATCGGGTCCAGCAAAACAGCCCCCGGCTGGTGCAAGAGACGCAAAAGACGCATCGCCAGAACCGAAGGCACCGCCGGCTCCGAAACCAGCTCCGAAACCAGCTACAAAAAGTGCAGATGAAGTAGCTAGAGATTTACTAGCATTGAGTGCTACGGATCGAGCAGCAGCAATTGCTAAAGCAGAGGCTGCCGGTAGATGACGACCCTACTAGAAGGCGGCGCAATGGACGGTGTAGGTGCAATCCACACTGATGAAATTGGCCCTACCCTAGACAGTCTAGAAAAGATTTTAGGCATTGACCTAAAGAACAACACCTTAGGCAGCGTAGGTAAGAAAGAGTTTTCAGGAGACATTGATATCGCTCTTGACATTGCGCCGGAAGATATCCCTGCATTTGTAGAAAAACTTAAGAGCATTCCTGAGGTATTGGACTTAGCTAAAAGTTCTGTAATCATGACTAAGGTTAAGATTGCAGACTATGACCCAAACAAGCAAGTACAAGGGAAACCAAGAACAGGCTATGTTCAAGTAGATTTTATGCCCGGCGATCCGGGCTGGCTCAAGACATTCTATCACGCTCCCCACGAAAAAGATAGTAAGTACAAGGGTGTTTTTAGAAACATTCTTATGTCTAGTATTGCGGCACATTTAGATCGTAGAGATTCTGAACAGAAAATTAGCGATGGTAGGCCAGTACAGTCAGAAAGATATATGTGGAGCCCAACTGACGGATTGATTAAGGTATTAAGAACTCCTGAGCCTAATAAGAAAGGCGATGGATATACTAAGAAGAATAGCAACAAAATTATTGACGGTCCATATAAGAATCCAGATGAGATTGCAAAAGTTCTACAGCTAGATTCAGCCGATGACTTGTACTCTTACGAAACACTAAGAAAAGCAATGGACAAAAACTATTCGCCTAATCTAGTTGCTGCAATGCTAAAAGACTTTGCAGAAAATTCAGTGATACGAGACGTAGGTGTACCTACTGATATTAAACTCAGTGAAAGCGTGGGCACTAGTGATTGGTTCAGAACAATTCTGGATATTGTAAAATGAGATTTTTTGAAATAATAAAAGAATCAATCTATTTGACTGAGGCTGCAAATCCTCGCACTCCGCATCCTGAAGACTCAGTTTTTGCTGGTTTAGGTGCTGCTAACGACGCAGTTGATTCAATGTATTATGTGATTGAAAACCCAGAAACACTCACTATCAAGTGGGACGGATTCCCCGCTCTTATCTTTGGATACGATGATAAGGGACAGTTCACTGTATCAGACAAATATATGTTTGATAAGGGTCCTGAATATTTAGGAACAAGTCCTAAGTTTTGGCAAGAGTATGATGCTAGTAGAGGCAAGAGTCGTCCAGATTTATACGGTAGACTCAACTCTATTTGGAATGGATTAAAAGACGCCGTAGGCGGCAACAAGGGTTTCTTTTGGGGAGACTTGATGTGGGGCGAACAACTAAAACCAGTTAACGGTAAGTTCGTATTCAAGCCCAATACGGTGACTTATGCAG